TTAATATTTCGTGACCTTTGGCTTGCTCATTAACCCAATGCGTATCTTCAAACTCACCATCATATATATCAACTTCGAGTGTAGCATAACTCCATTTGTCATCAACCCTATTATAAACAGCCATTACGAGCCAAGGGTAACCTATGTCCACCAAATAGGTCTTATCATCTTTGGGTGGAGTGCCTTTATTCATCGTTATCAAATTCCATCGTGTTATTTCCATTTTATTTATCCGTTAATTATCCCCCACCCGTGGTAGCATCCACCATGTCGCCAAACATATTCATCTTTTTTTAATGAATTGCGTTTTCGGTAGGGGAAATAACTCTCTTTGATTAAATCGTTTCTCTGCAATCTTAATATACTCGGCATTTAATTCTATACCTATCCATCTTCGTCCCAATCTTTGAGCCACCCAGCCTGTTGTACCACTACCGAAGAATGGGTCAAGTACAACATCGCCTTCCTTACTACCAGCCTTAATGCAAAGTGTTGGTAATTCTTCAGGGAATACGGCAAAATGTGCTTCCTTATAAGGTTGAGTGTTAATAGTCCACACAGAACGTTTGTTTCTTGTTTGGTTTATCGTAACAAAAGAATCCTGTCCGTTTTTACCACTCTTATCTAAAGTACGTTTTCCATCATATCTTATATTTCCTAAATCACTTCTTTTGTCTTTGCCATACTCTAAAGATTGTTCAGCAATAGCATCATTATCATAGAAATATTTAGATGACTTACTTAATAGGAATATGTACTCGTGTGATTTAGTGCATCTATCGGTAACAGATTCAGGCATAGGGTTTGGTTTCGCCCATATAATATCCTGACGTAGATACCAACCATCAGCCTGTAAAGCCAATGCAACTCTCCAAGGGATACCAACAAGGTCTTTTTCTTTAAGGGTTATACTTTTATTATTCCTTTTTCCAGAATAACTAACAACTGATCCATTGTTATTTGTTAATGTTTGCTTAGGTTGGCTCGTTCCACCTGGTCGATAATTATTATAACTATCTCCAAGATTCAGCCATACTGTTCCATCGTCCTTTAATACTCGTTTAACTTCTCTGAATACATCAACCAAGTTCTCTACATATTCTTCAGGAGTCTCTTCAAGACCGAGTTGTCCATCTACTCCGTAATCTCTCAATCCCCAATACGGTGGCGAAGTAACAACGCATTGAACTGACTCTGTTTCAATCTCTTTCAAGATGTCCGTAACGTGTCCATGTAAAATCATAGGGAACAATCTTTACAAATCTTTTTCTTCTTACCTATTGCAGGCATCATGTACCTTGGATAGAAAATATCACCCCTTATGGCTTTTGTGCTTGTCCAACCTACAATACCATATTCATAGCCTCTCATACATTCAGGACATATAACAACCCTATCGTCCACTCGTGAGCTATTAGCGTACTTCATGCCTTTACCTTCAGTTCTTGGGTTTTATCTGCGTGGCTATAATCATCACGGTCAAGCCTTAGTGTAATCAGATTAGTGTCGAATGGCTCGACATATTCATCCTTATCAAGACACTCGTTACACATTCTTTCGTCCAAATCACCATCTCTATCGTCATATAGATGTTCACATTCTATGCAGGTGTATCCTCCATCATAACTCATTTTATTTCTCCTTAAAATAATCTTTCTTGTGTAGTATGTTTTTCGATTCTTTCTTTAGCTATCTCAAAATAATCTTTATCTAATTCTATACCTATAAAATTACGGTTAGTATTAACACAAGCTACTCCTGTTGTTCCACTTCCCATTGTAAAGTCTAAGACTGTTTCATTCTCATTAGTGTAGGTTTTTATTAGGTATTCCATTAGGGCGACTGGTTTTTGTGTTGGGTGCAAGCTCTTGTTGTTTGAGTTGCCAAAACTTACTATTGTTCTTGGGTAAGCTAAACCTTTGTTGTCAAACTTCCTTGTTAGTTTTTGTTCCCCTACTATTTCGCCTTTATTTACAGTTCTTGTTTTTTCCACAACTCTTTTTGTTTCTGTCATTTGTGGGTTGTAGCAAGGTTGTTTTTTGTAAAACACACTAATAACCTCTGTGTTTCTTAGCGGTTGTTTTTTTGCCAGCATACTCCCACTTGGCCTGCTTTTTTGCCAAATCCAATCATACTTATAATTCTTAATATTACTCATTCTCAAAGCACTACTAAACGGTTCGCTACCAAACAATACTATTGCCCCATCAGGTTTAATAACTCTTTTCAGTTGTTCCCACATTAAATCAAAAGGTATAACACTATCCCATTTACAAGCTGTCGTTCCGTAAGGTGGGTCTGTTATAATGGCATCTACCTTAACGCCATCAGCAATCATTCTATCCATAACTTCTAAACAGTCACCTTTATAGAGTTTCATTTTATTTCTCCTTTAACCATTTATTAAGTATTTGAATGTGATTTAATAATTCTTCCTTTGCGGGACAAGGTTCAGAAAATGTGTGATATTATCCTTTTCTATGAGACAGTTCATTACATTTTGTTTTTGCAGCAACTCGCATGACATACTGAAAACTCTTTACTATCTTCATTTTATCTCCTTAATGACAATCGAATCAGACCAAGCTACCATACATGGCTCACATACATATATGTCATCCGATTCACAATGTGAGCAAGTATGCTTTGGTTTACAATCCCGTGCTATAAGCCTGTCTATCTCCGTATCTATCTGAAGAATGGCATCATTCACGAGAGAACTGATTTGCGTTAACTCGGTTCTTAAAAACTCGGCAGGTACTTCGTCTATATTTAATTCCGTGTGATTCCAGATATTTGCAATCTTACTACGGATGTGGTTTAACTCCACTAATTCTTTACTTTCCCATGCGTACATAATAAACTCCTTTGTTTGGTTGATTGAAATTAAACAGTTAAATCGGGGTTGTCAAGTTAATTCTTTAATAAGCTGGTCAAAATCAGCATCAATTAACTTAACCATGCGATTCTTACGTTCTTTTAGTTCATCATACCACACAATGCCACGCTTCTCAATAGCCCACTCAACAAACTCAGCTGGAGTCTTATGAGCAGAAAAATTAGACGAGAAAACGTGGCATCCTACACAAAGACAAAAGCCGTTCTTCACATCCCATCTTACTGCTCTGATAGAACGTGAATAGAAATGGTGGGCATTTAGTCTCGTGGTTTTATGGCAATTTTCGCACATTCCAAACTCACGAACCTTGCTCGACCACGCTACATCCAATTTCTTAATTAACGGCTTTTTCATTTAGAACGGTAAGTCGCTATCTTTTTCGGAAGAACTTTCCTTTGGGGCATCATCTTTTGCATCATCACCATCCAACACTTGGAGTAATTGCAACATATTTGCCTCGATTACCGTTATTGAACCAGCGGATAATGTAACCTGTGATTCACCAAACATCTGACAAGCCAATTTAAGACACACTTGCCTATGAATGTCCTTTGTTCTTTCGTCAATCCCTACCATAGGCATCACGGGTGTTGAAGCCATCGCACTTGGTGGTGTAACTCCATTAGATGTAACGACGAACTTAGAATGACCAGCATCCCCAAACGTCTCCTTACGGACAGTTAGGTTAGATCCTTTACCATATAGTCTTAGTTGTTTATGCAGACCATCACTTGCTGATATATCCCACAAACCACCAGCAAAGGAAATTGGGTATATGTGTTTTACTCCCCATTGTCCATCCTGTGTAGTGGGTTTGTCTGCCATTAGTGTGATTGGGTAGTCGTTATTAACTCTGTCGAACTTCATGAATCCCATTATACTGCTCCTGTTTTTGTGATTAAAATCTCTGTTAAATCCGCACCGTATTGCCCGTCAGTTGATTCAGCGGCTGCACATTCAATATACGGTTTTCGTGCTTTGTACTTCTCTAAAGACTCGATGGCACATTCCAATAAATCATCGTAGCTACTGCGGATTAAAGTAACTTCGTTGTCTTCACCTTCGATTGTCCAACAAATTGTCAGATAAAAGAGTATCACAGGCAAGTCATTAGGATAAACCCGATATGCTTGCCCCCATCTTTCTTTAAAGATTGGTGTGTTACGAATTGCGTTGCCGTCAAGGTAAAACATATTAGGGTATTTAGGGTTTTGGTGTTTGTCTTGATATGTGCATCTTACAAATACATCATCACCTTGCACCCTATCTGACCGAATTGATAGATAGGGATTACCGCCATTCCATACGGGTTCTTCTATTTTTATTAGATTCATAATTGTACCACTTTACACGAGTGTCTTTCAAGTAGATGCAAGACTTTTTTGTGTATAGCTGCAATTTCTTCAGCACTAATATCATCTGGAAATTCTACCTTATACCTACCTTGCGTGAACTCGTTGTTATTGTCTTGTTTCATTACAGGCAATTTACCCTTAATAATGCTTGGTGTCAAGTTATTTTTACTCATCTCGGTAACCCCCTCATAAGCGTTTTTCTTTCATCCAATAATAATTCACTCTGTAGTCTTCGAGAAAGCGAACCGCAACCATGACACCTATACGATAAGTATTGATTGCTCACGGTTGTATAATAGCCACCATTGGGTTTCAGGTCATCACTACCACAAGTAGGGCAACATTCCCCATCAGAATACATTCCCACATTGGGATGCGATTTAACCCAAGGTCTGAGTTCTACATAGACTTCTTCAAGGATACGTACATCTTCTTCGTTGTAAGTGAGCATTTTTAATAATGCCGTCTCGTCGCCATGCAAACAATCCGTCCACAATTTGAAATTGGTTTCAAGTTTGCCACGATTCGTCATAAGTTTACTTAAATAGTCTAACTTATTCGACGAGAAAGCAAATGATTTTTTAACCACTTTCAAGGTGTCGATTGATTGATATGGAGATGGTGGCAGCAATCCATTAATGTGAAACCTTGTGTTTAGTTTCTTAATATCAAACCTATCTCCGTTATGTGCTATCACAACATCAGCACTATCCATCAATGCCCAAACACTATCTATTATTCGGGCATCATCCCTTGCTACCGCTTCCGTAGGTGTCTGGACATCAGACATAACTTTAGAATCATACAACCACTTAGCTGACCACGAGACAACATTCCAATCTTTTATTATATTGTTGGGCTGGATGTATTTATTGCCAATTAAACTCCAGACATAAACTTCCAATGGTGTTGTTTCAATGTCGAACAATAATATCTTAGCCCCACCATTAGGATAGTATGCCCCCCATTTCCCACACGACATACACCTATATCTCTGCCTACCTTGTTTCGACTTGCCACGTTTGTGTAGTTGGTCGCTATCACATCTCTTACATTTCATATTTGCTCCATTTTAATCCATTTATTGAGAGAATTTTCCCATTCTTTCATGGTCGCATCGCCATTATTATACCGAACCCAAACTTTATCAAACTCTTCATGTAGTCTATATAACATTTTTCTGAAATGATAGTCTGGGTTGGTTCTGAAATTCACTTCGGCAATTTTAGTTAAAAAGTGCTTCCGCAGGTCTGTCTGTGTAGTCATGGTATCTCCCATTTTTTATGTCGTATTGTAATTTCGCATCTCCAGGTCTTCCATTCTTATATTGGAATCGAACCTTCTGAACGTGGATTCCCACATAGTCTTCATTATCGTCCCTATGGCGATGAACAGTAACACAATTGTCACTTTTGTTGAAGAAGTTTGCACTCCCGCTAATGTCGTATGGACTCGGCACAACAGGCTTCCTATTGTTATCCATTTCCATTTTGCGTGGGTGGGCTACAATCCATATATGAATCTCGTTCAACTTAGCGAAACTATTTAATGCCGCAAGTGTTCGTGAAACATAATTTGTTTCGTTCTCGCCTTGCCTGAACTTATGCTCCACCGTGTTCCAAGGGTCAATTATAAGCCCGTTCAATCCATATCGGTAGTTTAAGATTTTGGCTTGGTCTAATATACTCTCAATCGTAACGTCCTTTTCCTGTGTGCCTATAAATTTGATGTGGTCATCTAATATACTCATAGAACTACGAGCAGTCTGTTCATTCAGTCTATCATCGCCCCAAAAAGCCTTGCCCGAAAACTTCCCTACCAACTTTAATAAGTGATGTTTGACGGGGAAATTTTCAGCAGAGAACACTCCAAATTGCCACCCGTGATCCTGAATTAAATTAATCATTAGAGCGTCCATCCATTCAGACTTCCCCATATTCGGAACACCTGTTATAACGGTAACTTCTGACGGAGAAATCCTGTAATAATCATCCAACCCGACCCATCCTGTCGATAATCCTTTAGAATCAGGCTTGAGTAATAAGTCAATAGCATCTTCAGTAACATCGGCTACGGTTATAACACCATCAATTGGATACGGATGGGCATCCGTTATAATGCCCGTAACGGTTTCTTCTCCGTGTTTGACCAAAACGTCATTCATATCCTTACAGCCATCAGGATAGGTTACTCGATAACATTTCTCTCGTCCTATTCGTCGGGAAAGTTCATCTCTCATAGCATTACCGCTTGGGTCGTTATCCATAGCTAAGATAACCGTAGTAGCGTTCATTAGATATTCTTCAGCAGACAATAAATAGCTGAACTTTCTATCGCTTGCGTGAGAATTAGGGGCAATAGCACCATCGGGTAAACTCACCACATTATTATAACC